ACCCCAGCAACGCTCCAGCGGTTGCCGGGCTCGTCACGACCTACACGGGTGGCCTGCTGGCGGCGTCTGCTGCCACCTACGCCGCCTCGCTCGTGACGGCTGCCGGTGACACGCCCGACGAGGTCACGAAGGCGAATCTGCTGGCCATGATGGCCAGGGTTCCGCAGCACAGCCGTGCCGGTGCCAAGTGGTTCTGCTCGCCGTTCTTCTTTGCGGCGTGCATGCAGAACCTCGACCTCGCCCAGGGCGGGTCGGTGGGTTTGTCGCAGGGCATGGGTCCGACGTTCCTCGGCTCGGAAGTGGTCCTCACCGACCGCCTGCCGGCCGGTGCGGACTCGACGGGTGCCATCATGGCGCTGTACGGCAACATGGCCAACAGCTCCTACTACGGCATCCGCCAGGCCATCGAGATCGCGTCCAGCGATCAGGTGAACTTCCTGTCGGATCAGACCGTGATCCGTGCTGTGGCTCGCGTTGCCATCACGCACGCAAACCTGGGCACCGACACCGTGGCCGGCCCGATGATCGGCCTCGTTGGTGCGTGAGCCTGACGGCTTGACGGGTGTGCAATCTTGAGCGGGCGGCTTCCACGACGGGGCCGCCCGCTCTCTTTCTTTGAGGCACCATGCTCGTCAAGGTAGGTGGCACCGAAGTTGACATCCGAGTGGAAGCCGTGCTCTCCATGCCACGGCTCTCGTTCACGGCCAACCACTTCGCCTGGGCCCAGGCCCTCATGCCGCTCGGCATCCGCCCCACGATGGGCACCGGGGCCTTCTGGGACCAAGTAAACACCCGCGTGATGGAGCAGTTTATTGACTCGTGCGAGTACCTGCTGGCCATCGACTACGACACGTTTTTCACCAAGCAGGACGTTGAGCAGTTGTTCGCCATGGCCATGACGTTTCAATGTGACGCCATCACTGGCATGCAGACGAAACGCGAGGACGGCCGTCCCATGCTGACGCTCAAGGGAACGCTTGACGCACCGCCAGAGGACGGGCACACGCAGGTTCCGAAAGAGTGGTTTGCCGAGCCCGTGCAGGAAGTGGATACCGCCCATTTCGGCTGTACCGTCATCAGCACGGCGGCTCTTAAGCGAACAAAGAAACCGTGGTTCTGGAGCAAGCCAGACCCGCAAGGCGGGTGGAACGATGGCCGCACTGATCCAGATATCTGGTGGTGGCGGAACTGGAGAGACAGCGGCAACCGCGTCTTTGTCTCGCCGCGTGTCGTTTTGGGCCACGGTGAGTACGTGGTGACGTGGCCCGGCAAAAACCTTGCTGCCCCTGTTTTTCAGTGGACTACTGAGTTCACTAACACGGGGAAGCCGCCTGAATCTGCATGGAGTGTGGGCTAATGCCGAAGATTATGTTTACCCGCGCGTGGCGTGGCTACCGCAAGGGGCAAGTGGCTGAGCTTCCTGGCGGCATCACCACGCAGCTGCTCGCTCAGCGTGTCGCTGTGGAAGACAACCAGCCGTCTCTGATTGAAACGGCTGCCCTTGAGCACGACGTAGAAACCGCAGACGCCACCCCAAAGCGAAGAGGCCGCCGTGCAGTATCGAAGCCTGACTCGACAGACGCCGCCAGCCGTTGAGCCCGTCACGCTCGCGGAAGCCAAGGCCCACCTTCGGGTGGATACGAGCGAAGATGACGCTTACATCGGCACGCTGATCACGGCAGCCCGCGAGTGGTGCGAGCAGTACCTAGATCGCACGCTGGTCAATACGCAGTGGGTGATGCGGTTTGACTCGTTCCCGCCAGACGGCACCCACGACATCGAGCTACCACGGCCACCCATGGCGACGGCCGGCACGACCACGGCGGTGGCCCTGACGTTCACCTACGAGAACGGCACGACAGCCACCTACTCGACAGCCAGCTACCGCGTGGACCGCAGCAGCACGCCAGGGGCGGTGAAGACTTTGTACGGCCAGACGTGGCCGCCGCATCTCATGGATGACAACGCCATCAGCGTGACGTGGTGGGCCGGCTACGGGGCCGCTGGCTCAAGCGTGCCTGCCGCCATTCGCCACGCCTGCCTGATGCTGGTTGGCCACTGGTACGAAAGCCGCAGCACGGTGCTCGTGGGCAGCATCAGCAAGCCGCTTGAGTTTGCTGTGGAATCGCTTCTCTCGTCACAGAAATGGGGCAGCTACCAATGAGCATTGAAGGACGCATCAACGTGGACGTGCTGTTCCACGATAAGGACGGCACGGCATCGCTCAAGGTAACGAGCTTGCAGGACTCTCGGGCCTACACCACTGGCAAGGTGGCTATCGTGAGCGGCACGGTTGGCACTAGTGCCGTGACTATCCAAGTCGCGCCGACAGCCTACAGGGACGCGAGCGGCGCTTTAGTTTCGTTCTTTGAGATTGAGCGCTACGTGATTAAGTCCGGGCCTGCTGCCTTGGTTGTGAATAACCCGACTGTGACCGTGGACGCAAACTCGTTAAGCATTGTTTCAAGCTCCTATGGTGATTTTGGTGACGCCGGGCAACTACCGACAGTGCGCGCAAACGCAGGCACATCCTCGTACACCATTGCGATGTACGGCACATGATTGACGCCGGCAAACTCCGCGAGCGAGTGACGTGGCAGCAGGCCACTGAGACTAGAAACAGCCTCGGCGAAACAATCGTTTCATGGGCTACGTTCTCAACTGTGTGGGCCAGCGTTGAAGGCGTAACGGCCCGCGAGGCTTTGGCTGCCGGCCAGATGGACGTGACCATCACGCACAAGGTGCGAATGCGTCACTTAACTGGCCTGACGCAGCAGATGCGTGGCCTGTGGCGCGGGCGAGTGCTGGAGATTGTGAGCCTGCTCGAGCACGGCAACCGCAGCGAGCACGAAGCCATCTGCCAGGAGGTGGTGGCGTGAGCAACATATTTGCCGAAGGCCCGTCGCTGATTCAGCTGTCGCTCGGCAAGAGCAAGACAGCCAAAGGACTGTATGGCCTCAAGACTCTTGATGATATTGTCCGTGAGCTCAAAAAGCTGCCGAAGGAAATCAGCCTTAAGTACCAGAGCCAAGCGTTGCGAAAGGCAGCAAAGCCTGGGCAGGACGCTCTGCGGAATGAGGTTTCGGCGATTGGCCAAGTCACCGGAAACCTACTCGCCAGCGTCACCAGAGTAGACCGCAAGTACACGAACAACAAAGCCAACATCCCGGTGAGCGTAGTGGTTGTCGGGTTTCGACGCCCAACCAACACGGCGAGCCAAAAAGGCGCAGTGCCTGCTTTCACTGGCGGATCTGTGCTCAAGGGGCCAAATCGTGCGTACCACTCGCACCTAGTCGAGTTCGGCACCAGGCCGCGATCTCCAGGCAAGAGCAGGCAGGTGGCCAAGAAGAAAGTGATTCTCGGTGGCCGCATTCGCACCATAGCCGTCAGGGCAAAGCAGCAATCCGCAGGCGGCTTACTCTCGTCTTTTCGCTCTCGCGGGCCATTTACTGGCCGAGGGCTGTACCCAGTGGACTTCATTGCTCGCGGGTCCGTTGCGGGATCTCCTGCGCGTCATCCGCTGCAGAAGGCTTTCAATAAGTCAAAGAGCCAGATGCAGACAACTCTCGACGTGGAAATGCGGAAGGCGCTGACTCGTGCCGCCACGGAATATCAGCGGAAGTTCGGCGGCACAGGAGGACTCTGATGCTGAAGTCGCCAGAAGCCGCCCTCAAGCGTGTGCTTGATGCCAGCCCAGAAGTCGCCCTGCTCATCGGCACTGGGACATACCCGACGCTGGCCCCGGTGTCCGCTTCGCTGCCATTCGTGACGTGGAGGCGTACGGCGATCAGACGCACGCAGACGCTCCAAAGTCCTGCCGGAATCCCGCAGGTCACGGTGGAGTACAGCATTTACGCAGCCACCTACGAACAGGCCCGCCAGGTCGCAGACGCCATGCGTTCGGTTCTGGATGGATACGGGGGCGAAGTCCTAGGCTGCACTGTGTCGCAGGTGTCGCTTGAAAACGAAACCGACGACTTGGTAACGCTGGCCGGTTCCGACTTACCGCCGGCGTATCAAATCACCCAGCAATACGACGTTTGGTGGCAGGAGTAACAAATGCCCGCAACGCCTCATGACAGTTCCGGCACGACGTTCACTTTCGCAAGCGTGAACTACACGGTCACGAACATCACCTATACGATTGCCGACAACAACGCCACCGATTCCATTGACGTTTCCCACCTGGGTCAAACGACTGGCGCGACTGTCGCCACGCTCTCGCGCCCCCTCAAGGGCTCTGCTGGAGACACTGGCAAAGAAGTCACCATTGACTACCTTGCGAATGCAGGCGCATCCCCGATCGCACAGGGCATCACCGGAACGCTCACGATTGCTGGCGGCATCACGCTCACTGGCGTTGCCGCCACGTGCAAGTCCTCAACCGTGACTCTGGCGACCAACGACGCCATCAAGGGCTCGGCCTCGTTCCAGGTTGCTTGATCGCCAGCGGAGGAAGCCGTGGCGACTCACTCAACCGGCCTGTCTGTAACGTGGGGCGGCGTCGCGTTCACTGAGGTCACAGACCTGCAGGTGTCTTACGCAGGCGGCTCCTCTAAGGGCCGCAGCGTTGTGTGGACTGACGATGCCGGCAGCGTTTCCGTGGCGTGCCTCGGGACCGCAAACATCAGCACCAGCGACTGGGGATTGAGGAAGTCCCTAGTCGTTTCCGGCGCAGGCGTTTCCTTGACATCGTATG